TGCTGCCAATGGGGATACAACTATCTCTAGCTACTTGCAGAGTCAAATTGCTAAAGGGGATAACTCTGAGTTTACTGCCTCTTTAAAGCGTCAGTATGAACTTGCTGAGCAACAACTGTCTTCTATCAAAGGACGACTTGCTCCTACTGCTCAGGAAGTTGATGCTTATGTCAAGAGGAAAGCTAAGGAAGCTGCGGAAAAGAATGCTGAAGCTGTGGCTGCTGCGGCTAAAGCGAGTGCTCGTAGAGAGGCCGGACTTGAGAACATTGATGCCCGTATTCAAGAGCTTTCGGCTAGTCTTTCTACAGGTGTTCGACAAGAAGACATTGGTAATCGCCTCACTAATCTGCTTGCCGCTAAAGAGTCAGCTTTGAAGAAGGAGATTGGCCCGAAATATGAGGAACTAATCAAGAACTCTGAAGAGGCTGGTATTGTTCTTCCTGGCTCGTCTGCTCAAGGTCTGCGTGATTACGTCTTAGATACTAAGCGTCAGGACATCTTCAACAGTTTCCCTAAGCTCTTTGGTACAATTCAGCAAGTGTTCAAGCCTAAGCAGGTTGCTTCTTCGCGTATCCAAGAGAAGTATCGTATTGCTAAAGAGGCTGGAACAATGCCTGACTTTAGTCTTCGTAGCTTAGATAGCCTTAAGCGAGAGACTAATGAAGCTCTGCGTCAGACGCAACGAGGCACAGATCAGTATCGAATCTTGATGGAATTAAAGAATCAGGTTGACACAGCAATTGATTCTGTTGATCCTGCTTTCTCTGCTCCGTATCGAGCTATTGATAAAGAGTATGCGACTCGTATCGGTATGCCATTCAATGAAGCAGGCGTTGTTCAGATTGATCGCTCTAAGTTTGTTGAGCAGACAGTCCCAAAGCTGACTAAAACAGCTTCTGGTTTAAAGGACGCTCTGGCCATTATTGGTGATTCTCCTGAAGGCCTGAAGATCGTTGAAGATGCTTTCATGTTTGATATTGCTCAGAATCGTTCGATCATCAACACAAACACAGGTGAGTTAAATCCTGCACAGCTTCGTCGCTACATTGCCCAGAACAAAGATAAGATTGATCTGGTTCCGGGACTGCGTGAAAGGCTTGAAGGTATTGGTGGGCGTGTCAATGAGCTTCGTCAAAATCGCACCGCTATCTTAAACGCTGAGAAGCAAGCGTCTGTTGAGAAGATTGAGAATCTTTGGACACAAGCATACGGCACATCTGGCGGCATTCAAGGACTTGTACGCGATGCTTTGAGCAATCCTCAAAAGCTGGATCAATTACTTGATGTTGCTGGTAAAGATGCTGTGGCTCGTAAGGGCATTCAAACAGCAATGCTTGAAGATTTGTTGTCCGCTGGCGGTGACCGTATGGCTCTCCTTGCTAACAATAAAGCAGCTATTGATAAAGTCTTTGGTAAAGGCCAAGCCAAGCTACTGACTGATGTTGTTGAGGCATCGCAACGATTAAAGGATAATCCCTTTGCAATGCGAATCAATATCAACACCATTAGCAAGTCTAAGCTAGAAGAGATTACAGGCACTAAAGGCTCGACTACGGCTGGTGAACTACGTAACCAAGTTATGTCCGCACCTCGTGTGTTCATCAACCACCTTAGCCGCTTCTTCCAAAAGACAGCAGATGAGGCTGAAGCTGCTGAGGTTCAGAAGTTCCTTTTGAATCCTAAAGCTCTTGAGCAAGCATCTAAGTTTATGGCTGAAGTTGAGACTAGAGGCTTCTCTGATCGTGCTTTGAATTTATTTGGCACCCTGATGAAGAACAGCGCAAGCAACTGGTTATTCGGTGGCTTAGCTGGCGGCATCGTTGGTGCTCAAGAACGAGAGAAGCAAGGAAATACATATGATCCTGCTATGTTAGAAGGTTTTACAGGAGTTCAATAATGTCAGGAACAATGCAGACAACTTCTGAGACAATGGGAGCTATGGCAGCTAAGTCTGCTGCTCCTGTGACAGTCTCTCTAGCAACTGTAGCGGGGTATCAAGTATCTGAGATTCTTTTATGGGCTACCCTGATTTACACTGTGTTAATGATTGCACATAAACTGTATACTATCTATAAGGATGTAGCAGGTAAGGACTGACTATGAATCGCCTATCAATAGCTTCACTATACCTCTCAGCTAGTGTCTTAGTAGGTATTGCACTGGAGGAACACTTCACTCCTAAAGCAATGATCCCTGTGCCTGGGGATGTTCCTACAATAGGCTTTGGCACTACTGAGGGAGTTAAGATGGGGGACACCATCACACCTGAGAGGGCTTTAGTGAGGCTGTTGAAGGATACAGATAAGTTCGCAGCAGCAGTCAAAAGATGTGCTCCTGTGCCAATGCACCAGTATGAGTTTGATGCTTATGTGTCTCTCACATACAACATTGGTGAAGGAGCCTTCTGTAAGTCTACCTTGGCTAAGAAGCTCAACGCTTATGACTACGAAGGAGCTTGTAAAGAGATTCTGAAGTGGGATAAGTTTAAAGGTAAGCCATTAAAGGGACTGACTAACCGAAGGGAGAGAGAATATGCTAAGTGTATTGGACAAGATTAAGTATCTAGCCATTGCAGTTGCATGGATAGTATCTCTGGTGTTTGTCTACCAATATAGTGCTGACAAAGAGAATAAGAAGCTAGTCCTGTATAAAGCACAGATTGAGAAGAATGCTCAGGACAAAGATGAGGCTCACAAAGCAGCAGTAGTGAAGATACAGAAGGACAAGGAAGATGCGATACGTACTCTTAACAGGCGTTATGCTAGTATTGTTGCAGGGTTGCAGCAGCGTCCCCAAAGACCTACCACAGCCCCTGAACCCTCCAAAGAAAGTAATCCTGCCCCTATCAGCACAGGAACAGGAAGCACTGGAGAACAACTATACCGACAGGATGCTGAATTTCTTATCGGGGAAGCTGCCAAAGCAGACATCCTCAGACAAGCCTTGATGAGCTGTAGAAAACAATTAGAACAATAAATAATAAAGCCCCTTTGGAGTTACCTCCATCGGGGCTTTTTTGTTGCTTACGTGAACACGAGAGCTAGTTGAAAGAATACAAGGTAAAGAATCACACTAGGAACTTCTCCCAACACATCACCTTTATCATTGAAGGTATAGGCAGTGTTGCTAGTAATCCCTAGCACAAGTCCATTTGACCAGCTAAACTGTGTAATCATTGTGCATCCTCATAGTGGGTCTTGGCAACGATATAGTTCTTAACCAGAGAGCTACGAACAATATCTTCAATGGTAAATTCAAACCTAGAGAACTCAGACATACGCTTAGCAATGTCCATGAACTTCAAGATTCCAGACTTATCATCTTTCTTGCGTAGGTCTGTCTGTCGATAGTCACCACAGAAGATGATCTTTGATTTATCACCAACACGAGTAATGATGGTATCAAGTTCTTCAAAGTTCATGTTCTGCATTTCATCAACAATCAGGATGCTATGCGTAAAAGTAGTCCCTCGGATGAAACTGGTAGAGACAAACTCTACATGCCCTTGCTCTTCTAAGCGATCCCAAGCATCTTTACGCTTGAACAGATCACTACAGATTTGTCGATAGGGTTGTATGTATACGTCCATCTTCTCATCAATGTCGCCGGGTAAGAATCCCATATCACGGCTCTGCACAGCACTCCGGATGATAGTCACCTTATGGAATGGATTAGAGCGATCCATGACCTCTTCCAAGGCCTTATACAGTGCAATGTAGGTCTTACCTGTGCCTGCAACACCATGCAGGGCCATGAAGTAATCACCACGCTGATAAGCCTCAAAGAACTCCTTTTGTTTGTCTGTCTTGGGACGGATAACTGCCATGTCATCCAGCTTCAACCTCAAACTGTTGGACTGCTTTTCCTTAGCTGTCTCTTTCTTGGCAGGAATCGTACTCATTATGCTCCTTGGTTATCCTCTACCACATATGGAACAGTTCGCACAGTGGGGAACTTATCCATGAACTCTTCACGAGTAATGTCTCTACCAATCTTGACCTCTTGAAAGGCCTCCCCAGCCTTAGCCAGGGAAGCCTTCAGAGTCACACAGGCAGGACAATTATCCTTTGTGTAGACTGTCTTCATCAGATTTCACAACCTCCAGCGGCAGTGCAGTTAAGCATCTGAGCGCCTTCAACGTTATCAGTGCCTTCTCGGAACAAGTCCCAATCAATACCTACTGGCATCTTCTTGAACAGTTCCTCATAAGTAGCAGCATCAATAGTCTCGTAAGGAGCCTGTCGATACGTACCACCATCGTAGGGCAGGAAAGAAACACCAGTGATTTCATCAAAGTGTTCCCACACCCATGCACCAACCGTAGGCCACTCATGTTCCTTAACAGAGATAGTGACCGATGGTTTGTGTTCACACCAGTAGCGCTGGAATGCAAGCCAGAGCTTCAAGTGTGTAATAGCATCAATGTCATCTCGCAGCACAGCACCATCGCCAACCTTCATCGGGAAGCTAAAGACAGTGGTGCTGTCAGGCTTCATAAAGCAAGGCTCAGCGGGGAACCCTTGGGACTTAAGAAAGTCAGTAATAGGGTCTTTATTGTCTGATCGAACCCGACGAATGTAATACTGAGCGTGCTGAGGATGAATACCAGAAGCAGTGCCAGTAAGCTGAGAGACAGTTCCTTCAGGTTTGACACAGGTGATAGCCGCACTAACAGGAATGTTAAGAACAGCGGCAAATTCAGCATTAGTATTGACAGCCACATCTTTCAAGTACTCCAAGCGTTCAGGAAGAGACTTATCATCAGGATTATTGAGCAAGGCATTATCGAGAATACCTGTCATCGAGACACCCAAGAGGCGTTCCTCTTCAGTGTTTGTCTGCCACACCTTCCGCAGATACGGGAAGTGTGTCATCGTAGATTGGAACGTTCCCAGGATCGTTGCAATACGTACCTTATCGCGAAGTCGATCCAGAGTATCGTCGCTACGAACAATAACGCTAGAAAGATTACAGAACTGGTAAGGACGAAGAATAATCTCTGAGCAAGGGTTAGTACCCCATTCCTTATCAAGTGCCCGTCGACCGTTCTTTGCCGCCTGCAATTCCGAAGCATAGCGATTAAAGATTCCGCGCTCTCCCGAATGACTCTCATAAATGCTACTCCATTCACGCATGAATTGACCAACATCAGGCTTGACATCATACACCGCACTGTTGTTAGCCAGAGCACGTTGACCATTGCCATCCCACCAGCTACCTGCCTTGGCATGAGCCATACGATCATCACCAAGATCAGACAAGCTAATCATAGCGGATCGACGCACACCTCCAACAACCACAACTTCTCCGATTTTGCAGAGAATATCGTGGGCTTCAAGGCTCGTAAGCTTTCGACCAGCTGCTCCTTTGAACTTGGAAACAACATATTTGAACAGTTCGACCAACGGCTCTGGGCCACTGGCACGACCGCCAAAAGTTTTAAGCCGTGTTCCTGCAGCACGCACACCAGATACGTCCCACTTAGGTACTTCACCTGCATATAGCAAGGCGATAACCTGTCGCAAGGACTTTGCCCATCCTTCCTTGGAGTCTTTAACGACAACCACAGTTTCAGAATCATACAGCTTGCATGGAATCTCAGGAAGTTTGCTGACATACTTTTGCTCAACGCTAAATCCCACGCCTGTGCCACACAGAAGGATATACATTGCCTCGTCAAAAGCCTTAGCATCATCAATAGGCAGATAAGAGCAGTTATATCCTGCAATGTTTTGACGTTCAAGTGCTTCCCCCGCAGTCATGATAGCACGCATCGAAGGCATCACCTCCAGATTGGCAACAGCACCCTCCAGTTCGCTACGCAGTTCATCAGTGAGGATGTAGTTATGTTTGTCCTTCAAGTGCTTAGTCATGAAGTCAAAGTAACGTGCCACAGTTTCATTCCAATGCTCACGACGACCCTCTTTGTCCAAGAATCGGCTGTAGCGGCTCTTGGCAATGTACTCGTTATAAGCATTCATTTTAAAAGTCATTGAAATCCCTTTCTAGTTTGTCCTGTTTTTCTTCAATAATATCTTCAAAGCGATCAACAAGCTCTTGGCTAGAGATATTCAGAATCTCCAGCAAAGATACTTCATCAAGCATTGATAGCTTCTCTTTAAGTTCCATGAAGGTTAGATTGCTCACGCTTGCTAATCTCCCTTTCAATGTACCACTTAGCCTTTTTCAAGTCTTCAATGGCATCCCGTTTAAGGTCACACCGCCAAATATACTTGACAGCATTACCTAAGTTAAATCCCATGTGTTCTGTCACCTGAATACACTCAACACCAGAGGGATGCTCTGTGTAGTGCTTAGGGTGATTAACTGCATCATGTTCAGTTGCTTTACTCAAGTCTTCACCTGTAATTCCGTTCACACTGTCTTTCCAAGAGACAATAACCTTATCAAGTTCCTTCCACTGGGAACCATGAGGATGCTCATTAAAGGCCATGTAGTTGACATAACGTGAGTAGTTGTTACATCCCATACAAGGCCAAGAGTCTCGATCCATGTTCTTGTAGAAGCACGTATTGCACTTATGACTGCTCATGTCCATACTTCCTTTCAAGGTATTCAATGCTCAGGAACAGCTCATCGAAGTGACCATCATTGACCTCATTCATGACAAGCAATCCCCGCCAATGTCTGTTACTCAACCTGTCCATATAAGACTCATCATGCAGATAGAAAGAACCAGCAATGATAGCACAAATAGGCTTCCCATCTGCTCGTTTCCCATATGCGACTTGCTTTCCTTGTTGATGACCAGCCACACAAGACATGTGAAGCTTGTTGATAATAGCAGCAGCACTCCCAGCAGGCCTGCCCATGGCACCCACAGGCCAGTAATGATTGAAGCCAACGCCATTAACGAATACAGGATGCAGAAAAGGATAAACTTCCCAATCTTTAGCATACTCCAAATCCTCCACACTAATCAACCCATCAAGAGTAGGGTTGTTATTGATTGCTCGGTCAATTCTGTTCTCATGATTGCCAAGGGTAAGAAGCATACGAGGCTTATACACCTTCTCTTTGTTCTTACGTTGCTTTGCTTGCAGGTCACGTAAGGGCTTCAACAGCTTCTTCATAGCCATTTTAGCCACTTCAATGTCCTTCTTGTAGCGCAATCCCTCAAAGTACTTAGAGCCTTTAAGGTCATGTGTCGAGAGGCTAGGCATATCTGCAAAGTCACCAATGTTAACAACAACATCGGGACGGTAGTCACAGATAGCCTGCCCCGCCCAAGAAAGGTGCTCCAAAGGAACACCCTCTTTAACCTGACAATCAGGGATTACGAGTATCCGCATCGGTGTCTTGCTCGTCATCGGTGCCGCCAAAGGACTCATCAATATACTCTTCCCAGTCATCTTCAAAGTACTCAGCAGGATGGAACTTACCCCACCAGCCCGACAGGAGAGGAAGTTCAAACTCACTACAGTTCTTATGCCACTCAGCAGCTTCAATGGAAATCTTGTCCATTATCTCATACTGGAAGATACCCTCAAGGAAGCGAACATACTCATTGAGTAGCATAGTCCAAGTAAAGTCTTGGCTTTCAATGATATGGCTACGCTTTACACCATCACTGTCAGTGTAGCTGAACGAGTAGGTGTCATGTTTAATTTCTTGCATGTTTGTTCCTTAACGGTTGTCGCCATCACCTTGAATCTTGTTACGCTTGCGTCGATCCTCAAGTTTATCCAAGTTCTGCTGTGCTACTGCTTCAAGACTAGTGTTGTAGACAGAGCAGAGGCCTGCCACGAACCACAACACATCACCAATCTCTTTCATCACTTCCTCTTTGAAGTTGACCATTTCAGTATACTTGTCATCCCCTCGGAAGTACTTAGCATACTTAGACATCAACTCACCAACCTCACCGCCCATACCAAAGGTCATGTAAGGCACTGTCTTGGCCTGGGGAAGTGCATATTCCCAAGCAAGTTCCTGATACTTATTCAAGTTCATTTACTGTTCCCAAAAAAATAGTGAAGGATAAAAAAGACAAGGCCAATGAAAGCAACAAGGGCTAAACCACCATAGAAAGGCAGAAGAACCAACCACCACGACCATGTGATGTATCCTAGAAGCTTCAGAGCAACAAACAGAATACCAAGCAAGCCAATAACACCTACTTTCATTTAAATCTCCTTGTACACTTCAATCAAGCTTGGACACACATCAGTAAGTACCTTTTTACAAGCCTCTGCAACATCACGATGTTCCTTCTGAGTGCTCTTGTCGGTGCGAACTTCGATGTAATGAAGCCAGCTACGCACTGTGCCATTCATGTACATCCTAGACATTGTAAGCCCTTCTGGGAGTAGCTTACGAGCCTGTTCCTTTGCAATCCCTCTCGCAAGAGCCTGACGATACAAAGATGTACAGTCAGATTCAGCACGAAGCTGAGCAGCAGCCCACCAAGTCTTCAGATACTTATCTTCAGTCTCAAGACTATTCTGACGATTCTTATCGTCTTGTAGGCGAACAGAAGAGTATTCAAAGTCATTGACCTCAGCGTATCGTTGAGAGTACTCTTGGAAGCTGAAGCTACGATGACGCAGAATCTGCCGAGCAATGTCTCGTGTACACTCAATCTCCATACAGACATTAGCCATTTCAAAAGGACTCCAATGCTTGTTACGCATCAGATACTTTAGGAGCTTAGGTGCAGTCTCCACGTTACTTTGGTTGCTTGGGTTACTCACACGAGCGCAGTATGCAATAGCATTCTCTGCATCAGGCGTAGCCCATACAAGATTAACCTTCATTTGCTTCCTTTGCTTCAAGAAATTTATTAGCCTCTGCCGCAGCTTGCTTCAGTGCTGTAACGATTCCCAGCGTCACAAACTCATCAATTTCTTGTGCACTAAGATAGAATCGGAAGGTAGCCCCTGTTTCATCTTCTTCAATCATTTCAACGTTCATTTAACCATTCCTCCGGTATACACTTGTCAGCGAATTTAAAGCCATGCTTAAGACACCAAGCAGCATACGTTGTCCTTGATGCCTTACTGATTCTAGCATTAGAGTTTGAAAAGACAAAGCGAATATCTAATTCAGGATGTTGCTCTTTAACAAGCAAATGCTTCATTCTGTCTGCCTGCAAGAACCTTCCCTTTGTCTCTACAATGATACCATTGGGTAGTTGAAAGTCAGGTGTGTATTTATGGTATGTAACTGGTTTTGTATATTTAATCACCAGTTCTTCATACTTAAAAGGCACACCCTTCTTAGTCAACCACTCAGCAATACGCTCTTCTAAGCCACTCCTGAAGCCATACTTAGCAGCTACTTGTTTAGCTGTGAGTGTCTTCTTCGTAGCCATATTCAATGTTCTTTACTGTCTTCATGAACTGATACAGTAAATTACCAAAGTTTTCAACAAATTCTTCACTGTGATCCATCTTTCCCATTGTCATAAGGATTGCATGAACAAGCTCATGGTAGAACGTCAATGACTGTAACTGATCGGACATGCCTGACCGCAATCGAATCACATGCTGGTCAATGTTACAGTGTCCATACTCAGTGATGTCATTGGACATCTGAACAAGCCATTCACATCCTGCCAATTCAAAAGAACTTACGAAGGAGGCATCCATTGCTGATCCTTTGTCCGTCTGAGCCATAACAGGTTCCCGTTCTCGATCACCCGACTTAAAGGTTCTCCATGTTTCTCGTAAAGTTCGCATACTGCCTCGTATAGTTCTTTCTCTGTTTTACACTCTTTCAATGCCTTGGAAGCCTTTACAGGCCCAATGCCATGCAAGCCAATGATGTTGTCAACCCTATCACCTGTCAAGATTTGCTTGTAGAAGTTCGTCAATCCAGTGAACTCATCCACATAGTATTTCTCATTCTTAACAGGGTTGTAGTGATGTCCTTGCAATTGATCCAAGTCTTTGTCTACATGGACAATCCAACAGTTGTCCAGCAACTCAGTAGACCGCATAGCAACAGCATCATCAGCTTCATAGCCTTCTGTGACGATAGCTCCATGTCGTTTAACCAAGTGCTCTCTCAAAGCCTGATAGTGAACTGGCCTTTGTAGATTGTCTCGGTTGCCCTTGTACGGAACAGTCACGGCTACTTCGTCCCTGAAGTTCCCTTTACCTGTCAAGTAAGCCTCATAGTCATCCACTTTCAAGCCCAGGTAAACAAAGTCTTCAAGCCACTCGGTAAGCCGTGACTTAGCTACATGGACAGGCTCTTCCTGAGTGGTAAAGCCTATCCTGTATACCATCACATCAGCATCTATCAGAGCTAACTTGATAGGATGCTGAGGGTCTGTCAAAACGGAATATCCTCTTCTTCCATGCTCTCAACGTCAACACCATCGTCATTGTTGTCATACTCAACCAACTCAGTGACGACGATCTTACGAATCGAAGGAGCAGCGCCAAACTTAGCAGACATCTTATGT